TCGGGTTCTACCTTCCGCCAGCGATCGAGAGCGGCGAAGATAGGATCGGCTGCGTCCGACGATTGGACAGCTGCGATCGCCGGCAATGCGGCGGCAGACACGGCGGCGGCGGCGCCGAGCAGTGCGCGGCGGGTCGTTTGGCGAGTGGTCATGGCAAAAGCCCTCCAATGGCTGTTGAAACGCCAGAGGGCGGAATCGAAATTGCGCGATTCGGGTGCTATGCCTTTGCGCGGTCATCCGATGCCCTCTCAGCGTCGGGTGGCAAGTGGCGGCGGGTCGGTGACACGATCCGCCGCTGCGCATTCAGACTCGCTGATTTGCCCCTATGGCGTCAAGGTGGTGCCGGTATAAATATCGACAGCTTGGCATTTTTTACCAATAAGATCAGAGCGTTAAGATAAATGCTGGTGTACCAGTAGTTTTCCAGAAACAGCGCCCAAGTCACAACACCAAAAAACCGCGATCTTCTCGATCGTACACAGAGACAGTGCCCTCGGGATTGAGCGACATCAGGGCGACGGCGTCGAAGGTCGCCATCAGCGGATCGATCTTGGCGGTGCCTGACGCGGCCTTGGTGATCATCACGGCATTGCCGCGCGGCTCGATCTTGGCGTTGCTCACGCACCATGCCATCAACGCTTGTCCCGCATGGGATAGCGTGCCGTCGACCAGCTTGCGCTCCGTTGTTTTGATCGCAGCATGCAGCTTGTAGCCTTGCGGGACGCCGAAAATCCGCTCCGCCAAGTCGCGGCCGGCGAGCTCTTCGAGGATCTGTCCGGCGCCGACTGGATCGACGCCAATGGCCCATTTCTCAGGCAACTTTCCGGCGGCGCTGATCTGTTCGATCAGGTCCGCGATCTCGGCGATGTCGTCGCCCATTTGATCGAAGATCGCGACTTCGCCAGCGGCGGCAAAATCCATGATGCGCGCCGCTTCGCTCTTGCGTCGATCCAACATCGTCCGATGCGCGAAGGCGCGATTCCAGAGAAGCCATCGTCGTGTTTCGATTTCCCGCCCAATGACGGCGAAGCCGAGAAGGTCATCAAGGCCGCCGCCATCTATGCCGACGACGATCACGTCGGACCGCTCGATCAGCGACTCGAGCGTGAGCGAGCGATCGGCGCAACCCTCCCAATAGTCGGCGCCGACCCAGCGATCGGTGCGCAGCGCGAGCCCGATCTGCAGGTCGAGATGTTGCGAAGCCCACCGCCTCACTTCCTGATCGCCGGCCGCCTCCGCGCCCGCAAAATCCTCGATCAAGCGATCGATCGTGATCGATCGCCCGTGGTTCGGATTGACCATCGGCCAGTTGGCCGGATCGCGCCACTCGCCTGAGATCATCATTTGCTCAGGAAATTCATAAAGCACCGGCAGCATGGCCGCGTTCAGCCGACCGTCGCGCACCGCGCGCGCCTTCATCAGCTCGGCGAGGAACACGCCAGCCGGCGGCCGCTCGGATTGCGTCGTGATGAACGCCAAGAAAGCCTCCGGCTGCGAAAGCAAGCCGCCGCGCAACTGGCCGATCACGCGGGCGGCGTCGGCCGACTGTGAGATCACGTGCAGCTCGTCGATCAGGACGCCGGCGAGCTTCGTGCCGGTGAGAACACGCGCATCGAACGTCTTGATCTTGAGCTTCGCCCCCGTGCTCTTGTCCGTGATTTGTTTTAAATGTTCCTGAATTCGGAAGTTCTTCCGCAGGAACGGATCGGCCTGCACCATGCCGACCGCCTGGCCGAATGCCAAATCAGCGATCGCCTGGGTCGGCCCGACAAGCAAAAATTCAGCCCGCGGCCGGCTGTTCATCAACAGCGCCGTCAGCATCAGCGCGGCGCCGTTTGAAGTCTTGCTGTTCTTTTTTGATACCAGCAGAAAAATTTCACGGACCTGGCGCTCGCCGCTTGCATCGAGCGAACCGAAAAGCGCGGCCACGATGTCGCGGAACCAATCGCCGGCCGCCTCCGCCATCGTCGGCAAACCGGGCACGTCCGGCAGCCGAAGCTTATTGAAGATGGAAACAGCGCGCACCGCCTGCTCGCGGTTCAACGGTAGATCGGGCACAAGCGACTTGCCGCGCTGCAGGCGCGACTCCCAATCCGAACAGCTCAGGTCCCAAGCGCCCACTCAGTTCACCGTTTGCCGTCCCGTCAGGCTACCCCACTCAGAGTCGGCGACCTCATCGGCTTGCTTGGGCGCCGGCCGATCCGGCTGATTGAAGAGTGTGCTTTCCAGGTCGCTGCCGCGCGCGAGCTTCGAAATGTTGAGCCGGTCGATCTTCGACAACCCGAACAGCCGGGACATTTCCAGGATCATCTTTGCCGCATGATCACGCCTGGCGACCGAAGGATTTTCGCGCGGCATCAGATCGCCGGAGATGGTCTTTACTTTGACCGAATAGCCCTTGGCGAGGATGTCATCTTCGGCCGCAATAAAATCGGCGACGTACACGCAAAACATGGCGAACGTGACCCGGTCTAGGTTTTCGAGCGTGCCAAGGCCGCGGAGCTGCTCGGCATGATCGATCCAAAATCGATGTGCAGCCGCCAGGCGCGGATCCGCGATGAGCGCCGGCGGCGCGAGCGCGCCGGCAGAGGCTGGCGGAGCGTCGGCGAGCAGGCGCGCCAGGCGCTGCGCTTCGGCAATGGCACGCTCGGCCTTGGTAAGGCGCTTTTTTCGCTTAGTTGGCCTCTTCATAAATACCTCCAGCAGCGCAAGCGCAAGGACGGTTCATCGTCCCCTGCTTGGGGGACTCGACGGGCGATAGCCGATACAATTGCCCGTCGATTGCGATAATGGAGGGCTCGGACGATGACAAAGGAACTGGCGGAGGCGCGAAAGGCCCTCGATCAGCTTGTGCGAATGGTCGAAGCTCGGAACGATCCGGGGAGTCGGCATGCTCTTGCGAAAGCCGCCGACTGCATCGCTGAAGTTTTAGATCGCTTAGAGCAATCTCAAGCTGATCTAAATGCGCGGCTACGGAAGCTTGAAACATCGCGGTGATATCAGGATCGAAACGGTCCTCGTAGAGAGCCAGCATCTCCTCGATTCGTCGCAGAAGAGAATGGCCAAGCTGCTGACCGTCCGCAGAAGTGTTAATTTCCATTTCGTCCCTCTCATTATGCCGATCCGGCCGCCGACGGCGGCGGAGCGTCCGCTTGGGCGATCAGCGCTTCGCCGAGCTTGCGGGCTTCGGCTTTCGTGATGATGAAATGCAGCCAGCCGAAACGTTGGTGCCGAATGTGCAAAAGCGGGTCGCCGGCGAGCTGATCGGCTTCCATGTCGAAGGCTGGGTCACGGAAGACGCCACGGACCATCTGCCCGCGCGGCCATTCGGCGGGGACTGCTGGCAACATCTCGGCACGCGCTAAACCGAACATCTGCAGCGCAGCCTCGACGGCCTCCGTGTCCATTTTAAATCCGCCCGGTTCAAACGGTGATCGAAAAACCGCAGTGCGGCGTTCATCGAAGATTTCAAACTTCACGGGCAGTGGTGTCGGATTTGTCATCATGCTGTGCTCGGGTGCAGCGGCGCATAAGCGGACAATGCGCGCGCGATCTGATCCATGCCGCCGCGGGTGAGCCATGATTGGACCGATGGGCCATCCCAGGCAGTCCAGTTGTGGACGTGGGTGACGCCGCCAGCTGTAACGCTGCCGGCGCCAGCACCGCCGCCGCTCAGCATGCTCCGCAGCGCGCCGGCGGAGCCATCGTTCGGAGCGATCATTTCGCCGGCATGGACAAGCGCTATTTGGTCATGCGAGAGGCTCCAAGACCCGGAGGCGTAGCTCGGGAGCAACTTGGAAGCGGTGAGCACTGCGGTATTCTCGAGGACGGCCGCGGTGAGGGCCACTATTTCAGGCGCCAGCACAATCAAATCAGCATCCAATGCGGCGAGTGCAGTCGTGATCGCCGTCTGCCCGGTCACGTCGGCAGTCAGCCCGGTCGTCAACGCGGTTAGGGCAGTGGTATTTGCTGTGACCGCCGTGTCTTGTGCAGCCTGACCGGCCGCGGCGCCGGCGCCCCCTACAGCGGCAGCGCCGGCGCCGCCTGCAGCGGCAGCCCCGCCGCCAAATAAACTGCCGAGCCAGGACATCGGGCCGCCGCCAGCGCCCCCGGTCGCAGACATGGTCAAATTTTTAAGCCCCATCGCCGCCTGCTCGACGGCGAGGGTCTCAAGTTTTTGAATGACGATCATTACCAGGTCTTCGACGATCCGCTTGGTCGCCGTGGCCCAGCTTTCGGTGCCTGAGAGCAAGCCCTTTAGCTGGGAATTGAAGGCCGAGGTGAGTGGCGTCAGGGCGCTCTGCCAAGCCTGCACGTCTTTCTCTGCGGCCTCATTCATGATCTTCTGATGAGCGGCGGCGTATTCCTGATCCTTGACCTTCCGCTCGTCGATGATCTTCTGATATTGCGCCGTAGTGAGACCGCCGATCTGTTGCTCGGCGGCGAGCGCTGCCAGTTCCGCGGTGTGTCGCTTGTCGAGAGCCTGCAGAAGAAGCTGGGTTTCCTGATCGTAGGTGATCTGGTGCAGCTTCACTTCGGCGCCGAGCTCCTCCTGCCTCTGCTTATAGGCTGCATCGGCGAGCTTGATCTGCGTCTGGAACTGCTCGAGCTGCGCGGAAATATCGGACCTGTTCGGCGCGGCCGACGATGGCGCCTGCGGTTTCATCGCCCCCGGCTCGCCGCCGAGGATTTTCTGCAGATCAACTGCCGCCTGCTTGGCGATGGCATTGATCTTGTCGTCGCCCTCCTTCTGGATGGCGGCGACCCGGTCCAGGCCCGCTTGGCGATCGGCCGCGATCTTGGCCCAATTGGCATCGACGTCACCCCATTTGAACGTGAAGACGT